TGGTAATCCATCACCAGTTCAAAGAACTAATATATCAGGGTCTGGTAAATCCGCATCTTTAAAATTCGTAACTAATGACACAGATGCATCACACAGTATACAAGGCTTAGTGATTACATTTGGAGTAGGAGACAGGTTATAACATGGCAGGTTATTCAAGACAATCAGCAGCTGACATTATCGCTAATGCGATTATTAAAGCCGCACCAGTAAACGCAGAGTATAATGCTCTACGAGATGCATTTGCTTTAGCTACTGGACATAAACATGATGGTAGCTCTACTGAAGGTGGTTATGTACCTTTAATAGCTGACAGTGATGCATTAAACAAAGTTGTAATAGATACATCTAACAATCGTATAGGCTTCTTTAGTGAGGTATCTTCTGCTGCAGTGGAGCAAATACGTATTCAAGATGGTGCGATTGTTCCTGTAACAGATAACGACATTGACCTTGGTGGTTCAAGTACAAAGTTTAAAAACCTTTACGTAAATGGTATTGCAAGTATTGGCTCTATTTCCCTTTCAGGTGGAACTATAGATAACACTGTTATAGGTGGTAGTACAGCATCATCAGGTAGTTTTACTACAATAGCAGCATCAAGTAACGCTACTGTAGGCGGTACTCTTGGTGTAACAGGCAATGTTACAATGGGTGGTACATTAGCAGTAACTGGCACAACTTCTCTTACAGGTACAGCTACTATTACATCTGCAGACATTAATTCTGGCGCAATGGATAATACTACCATTGGTAACACAACGGCTGCTGCAGGTACATTTACTGATCTTACTTCTACAGGTACATCTACTCACGCTACTGTTGATATTAACGGTGGTGCAATTGATGGTGTCACTATAGGTGCAGCATCTGCAGGTGCAGGTACATTTACAGACTTAACAGCCTCTGGAACAACTACAGTAACAACTGCAGATATAAATGGCGGTAATATAGATGGTACAATTATTGGCGCTTCTAGTGCTGCAGCAGGTAGTTTTACAACTGTATCAACAACTGGACAAGCTACATTAGCAACTGTTGATATTAATGGTGGCGCTATTGATGGTGCTATTATCGGGGCTAATAGTGCTGCTGCTATAACAGGTACAACTATTACAGCAAGCTCAGGCTTTGTTGGGGATTTGACAGGTAATATTACAGGGGATATAGATGGTGACATCACAGGTAATATCACTGGTAACGTAACAGGAAACGTAACAGCTAATTCTGGTACATCTACATTTGCTAACGTAACAGTTAACGGAACACTGGACGTTACAGGTACAACAATTGCTAACGTTACAGATCCAAGTTCTGCACAAGATGCTGCCACGAAAAATTATGTGGACACACAGGTATCAGGACTTGTAGACTCAGCACCTGGAACTCTAAACACACTCAACGAACTAGCTGCAGCATTAGGTGATGATGCAAGTTTTAGTACAACAATTACAAACAGTATAGCTACTAAGTTACCACTAGCAGGTGGTACAATGAGTGGTGCTATAGCTATGGGTACATCTAAGATTACAGGTTTGGGTGATCCAACAGCAGATCAAGATGCAGCAACTAAAAAGTATACAACAGATACATTCTTACCGTTAGCAGGTGGTACTCTAACAGGTGCAGTAGCAGCAGGTAGTAACAAAATTACTGCTACATACACACCAAGTGCAAATTCGGACTTGACAACTAAAACATATGTAGATGGTATACTTGGATCAGGTACATCAGCAGCAAGTTCAGCAACTGCAGCCGCCTCAAGTGCTACAGCCGCTGCTTCAAGTGCCACTGCAGCCGCATCTAGTGCAACTGGAGCAGCTTCTAGTGCTACATCTGCAGCAGCTAGCTTTGATTCGTTTGATGACAGATACCTTGGCGCAAAGTCTTCAGCACCCTCTACCGACAACGATGGAGATGCTCTTCAGGTAGGGACTCTCTACTTTAATACTACTACAAACTCTATGCAGGTTTATGGTGGTTCTGGTTTTACTGCAGCAGGTTCATCTGTAAACGGAACTTCAAGTCGTAACACTTATACAGCTACTGCAGGTCAAACTTCTTTTGCAGCTACATATGATTCAGGTTTTGTGGATGTTTATCTTAACGGTGTAAAACTATTAGCAGGTACAGACTTTACTGCTACAAACGGTACTTCAGTTGTTTTAGCCTCTGGTGCTGCAGTAAATGACATTGTTGATATTGTAGCCTACGGTACATTTACACTATCTACTCATTATACTAAAACAGAAGCTGATGCTCTTTTAGCTGCTAAACAACCTTATGCAACAATTGCAGTTACTGTTGTAAACTCTGGCGGTAACAAGTATGCTCTTGATGGAACAGTGCAGCAACTAGCTCAACTTAGACCCTCAGTAACATATAGGTTTGATCAGTCAGATAGTTCTAACGCAGGACATCCACTACTACTAAGTACAACTTCTAATGGTACTCATGGTGGCGGTAGTGCATTTACTACAGGTGTAACAGCAGTAGGTACTCCAGGTTCTGCAGGAGCTTACACAGAAGTTAAACTAGAACAAGATGCTCCAAATACTTTATACTACTACTGCACAAACCACTCAGGAATGGGTGGAGAGATTGACGTAAATGCTAAACTGCCTTTATCAGGTGGTACGCTTACTGGTGGACTAACTGGTACAACTGCTACGTTTACAACGGCTGATAACTCAGATAATCTTACACTGGTAAGCACAGATGCAGATGCAAGCTCTGGCCCTAACCTTAAAATGTACCGCAACTCTAGTTCACCTGCTGATGTAGATGAAATGGGTAATATTCTTTTTGTAGGACGAAATGACAACTCTCAAGATGTTACCTATGGTGAGATAGAAGTCTATGCAATGGATGTTAGCGATGGTTCTGAAGATGGATTATTAAACATCAATACAGTAGTAGGTGGAACTGGCACTTCAAGAATTAAAGCTATTACTTCCGAAACTGTTATAAATGATGACAGTGCAGACATTGACTTCCGTGTTGAGTCAAATGGCAATGCTAACATGCTATTCGTTGATGGTGGAAATAATGCGGTTGTTATAGGTCATAATAATATAGTTAATGTTGCAACAATCTCACCAAGTCTTCAAATTGAAGGGACAGGTTTTGCAAGTTCAGCAGTTGGGCAGTACAGATATAGTGATGACGCATTTGGGCCTAGTATACTTTTTGCGTCAAGTAGAAATTCAAGTATTGCAGGTCAGACAATTTTGCAAAGTGGCGATGAGCTTGGAAAATTTAGATTCTACGGTAGTGATGGTAATGATTTTGAAAATTACGGGGCCGAAATTATAGCAGCCGTAGATGGAACTCCTGGCTCTAATGATATGCCAGGGCGATTGGTTTTTTCTACTACAGCAGATGGTGGCACTACTGCTACAGAACGACTCCGCATAACCTCTGATGGATCGGTTGGCATAAACGACAGCAGCCCCGATGGTAAACTAAACGTAGTTTCTAATGCCCATAACAACGGCTCAATCTTCGATAGTACAGGTACTACTCAGCTTTGGCTGAGAGATACAGATGCTGCATCAAATCAAAAAAACTGGGGCTTTCAAGTAAGCGGTGGTGACTTAAACATTGTGAGGGCAAACGATGACAGAGCCTCTGGTTTTGTTACACCTATTTATATTCAACAAGCACCTGCAAACTCATTAGTTATAGATAGCAGCGGAAATGTTGGCGTAAATTGTACCCCTAACAACTACAGCGCAAATCACCGAAGCATTACTTTAAATGGCCCTGCTACACCAATAATAGACCTAGAGGTAAACAGTACTCGCACAGGATCTATTGTTGCTGAAAGCACTAAGTTTGATATTAACGCAGTAACAAGCGTTCCAATTCGTTTATTAACAGCAGACACTGAACGTTTCCGTATTGGTACAGCAGGTCAGCTTGGCATTGGCGGTGCAACCTACGGTACATCAGGACAGGTTCTAACATCTGGTGGGTCTGGTGCTGCACCTACTTGGGCTGATGCAGGAGGTGGTGCTTATGAGTTAGTTAGTAGATCAACTATTAGTAGTAACACAAGTGAAGTTGTATTTTCTGGACTTAGTACAAGTGTTGGTGTTCTAAAACTAGTAATTAATAACTTAAAATTCAGCAGTGATTGCAACCTTTATTTTAACTTTAGAGATAGTAGTAATAATAACTTATCAGGTGGAACTGCTTATACCCAAGCCTCTCACTATTTTACTAGTGGTAATGCAGATGGTGATGCCGGTGCTAGTGTTCCTCAAATATATTTAAATTTATCGTATCAAATTAATGATGGTGCAGGAGGTTGGGAAAGGCGTGGATTTAGTGGTGTTTTTTATATTTTTGATTTTGGCAATGATTACCCCAAGGTTTTAGGAGAGTCTTGGTGGAACGGTGAACCGAATTACTCTAACTTCTACAGAGAAAATATGGGAGCGATGTACACTTTAAACACAACCGCAGCCGCAGGTTTTAGGATATGGCCTAGTGGTGGTAATATAACAAGTGGTAATATTTCTCTCCTTAAATTAACTTAGGATATTTAATATGAGTGATAAAATTTATAAATATGAAAATGGACAAAAAATTGAGTGTACCGTAGAAGAAGTTAAAAAATTTACGGCTGAACAAGAGTCTAATGTTTCTAGTGACATTAATATAGAAAAATCTAGAAAAAGACAGAGACGCAACGGCTTACTCGCAGCATCCGATTGGACACAAGCTAACGACAGCCCATTGGCTAACGATAAGAAGGTTGAGTGGGCATCTTATAGAACTGCTCTGCGTAACTTGCCGTCTAGTTCTGACTGGCCTGATGTTACATTCCCAACAGAGCCTAGTTAATGAGTAACATCAAATAGTTACACTTAGATTATAACAGAAATAACAAAGGAATTAGTTCATGCCGAACTGATATTAGAACCATAACACAAAGGAGAATGGTACAATGGGAAAAGATAAAAAGACCCCAATCACTATCAACGACAAAGAGTATATCATTGAGGATATGACTCAGGAACAGCAAACAATGGTCAACCATATTGCTGACTTAGAAAGAAAGCTTAACACAGCACAGTTCAATATGGATCAGTTACGTGTAGGTAGAGATGCATTCGTAAATATGCTAACTGCTAAACTAGCAGAAGAGGAAACAAAAGATGAGTGATGAAATTACAAAAGAAGAGATAGCTGCAAACTACACAGCAATGGGTCACAGTGTTGATTTAATAACTGCTGTAATTGCAGGTGATCAAATGGCAGATGAAGAGGCTGCAGATAGACAGGGTTGTGTAGACCGTAACGTAGAGCATCTACAGTTAATGGTAGCTAAAGACTATTGGACCAGTGAAAGTATGACTGCTGTAAATGCAGCTATAAGCGCAGGTCAAGGCTACACAGCAAAGTGATTTAGAGAGGAAGACTGACACATGACTAGAGCAAGAGATTTAGCCGACTATATTTCAACAGGTGTTTCAGACACTGAGCTTGATGTATTGGACGGTGTTACAGCAGGTACTGTTACAGCATCTAAGGCTCTAGTCGTAGATGCAAATAAAGATATAGCAAGTCTTAGAAATGCAACACTTGCAGGTACAGCCACCATTAACACTTTAGCAGTCGATGGCGGCACAATAAAGCTAGACGGTAATTATCCTACTGGTACAGGCAACGTGGCGTTGGGTGATACTGCGTTAGACAGTCTGCAATCTGGTGGTGATAACAACGTAGCTATAGGCCGTAACACAGGTACTGCAATTACAACAGGAACAGAAAATAGTTTAGTTGGTAGTTTGGCAGGGGATGCTTTGACAACAGGCAGTCAAAATGTAGCTTTTGGTGCGCAAGCATTAACCTTAGATACTTTAGGTAGTAAAAGTGTAGCAATTGGAGAAAGTACATTAAAAGTACAAAACTTTACTTCTGCTACAGATGCTTTTAATGTTGCGGTTGGTACAGATGCAGGACAATCAGTCACAACAGGCGTACAGAACACTTTAATTGGTGGCCTTGCAGGTGGTGCAATTACGACAGGAGCTTCTAATGTTAGTGTTGGGTATGGGTCTTTAACTAGCAATACGACTGGAGAAAGAAACACTTCTTTAGGGCATCAATCTTTATACACGAATACAACAGGTTCTTTTAACACTGCTTCTGGCAGAGCCTCAATGTATTTTAATACAACAGGTCAGCAAAACGCTGCTTTTGGGCAAGATTCACTATTTGCTAATACGACAGGTTCTTACAATGTAGCATTAGGCAAGTCTGCATTACAAACCAACACCACCGCCAACTACAACACATCGGTGGGTTATCAGGCAAATCTTAATGGTACTACAGGAGGTATTAATACTTTTGTTGGGGCTTTATCAGCAGGTAACGGTGTTGTAACTGGAACTCATAACGTAGGACATGGCGCTGAAACTTTGTATTCCTTAACAAGCGGAAGCTCTAATGTTGGGGTAGGCTATCAAGCGTTGCAACTTAACACGACTGGCAGTAACAACGTAGCGATTGGTCGTGAAGCACTGGAAGCAAATACCACAGCAAGCAACAACACAGCCTTGGGCTATCAAGCAGGGTACAGTAATACTACTGGGCAAGAGATAACTGCGGTAGGCCGTTTTGCATTAAACGCTAATACTACAGGTAGTAATAGTACAGCAACAGGTGTTCAGGCTTTACAAAGCAATACTACAGGAGCAGATAACGCATCTTTTGGTAGACTTGGTTTAGGTGCAAATACTACAGGAAGCTATAATACGTCTGTGGGTTCTGCTGCACTCCGCAACAACACCACTGCAAGTAACAACACAGCAGTTGGGTATCAGGCTGCTTATAGTAATACTACTGGTGATGTTCTAGTGGCGGTTGGACAAGGTGCTTTATATTCAAATACGACTGCATCAGGTAATATAGCAGTAGGCAGAAACGCATTATATGCTAACACAACAGGTGCGCTAAACTCTGCTTTTGCAGATGCTTTGTCTAATAATACAACTGGAAGCAATAACACAGGTATTGGTTATCAAGCCTTGCGATTTAACACCACCGCAAGCTACAACACAGCGGTTGGTTATCAGGCAGGGTATAGTAATACTACAGGCGCAAGAAATGTAACGATTGGGCCTTTCAGTGGATATGCTCTTACAACAGGATCAGGCAACACTTTCGTTGGGGCATATAATTCAGGCGCAGGTGGGGCAGGAAGCAATATTACTACAGGCTCAAAGAATACTATTCTTGGTAAGTTTAATGGCAACGAAGGCGGCTTAGACATCCGTACCGCAAGCAACAACATCGTGCTGTCTGATGGGGATGGTAATCCTAGGGTTGTTACAGACAGTAACGGTAAGACTCGTGCTCAGTCTTATGCTGAAACATATGTATCCCTATCAGGCACGACACCTGCAGTAGACTGTAATAACGGAAACGTGTTTGCTTTAACTACATCAGGTAACACAACCTTTACATTTAGTAACCCACCTGCTTCAGGTACAGCTTACGGTTTTACACTTAAACTTACAGCAGGTGGAGGACACACTATAACATATCCAAACACTGTAGACTTTGCAGGTGGTACAGCCCCAGATGCTCCTGCATCAGGTGAGACTGACGTGCTTGTATTTATTACAGTAGACGGTGGCACTAACTGGTACGGTGCT